GCAAGTTCTTTGCCTAAAACTTCTCCAAGTTTCTTAACACTTTCCCATAGACTTTTAAATACACTACCTATTACAGTAAATACAGGTTTCAAGAACTCCATAGCTTTACCGATAATATCAAACTTTGCTTGCAACCATATAAGACCAATTATCAATAAGGCTACAGCAGCTACAATAAGTAGTATAGGGTTAGGCATGGCAGCTATAGAAGTTGCCAATGCTGCGACTTTCAAAGCAATAAAAGCAACCGTTAACCCGATAAATAGGTTAGTGAGTAATGGTAGGTTACTTATAATCCATTGAAAAGCAGATATTAGCATCGGTAGTGCATTTGTTACAAAATCACCTATTGTTTTGCCCAAGTTGGCAAAAGACTCTTTCATGGCTGGGCTTGCCATAATATCTCTTAGATTTTTCATTGTTGTTACAATAGTGTCACCTAAACCACCTTTTATAAATTGGCTAGTATCTTTATCAACACCTAATATTTGGCTACCTAGATTCCTAAAGGCACTTTGTAACCGTGTCATAACACCTTGTATGGTATTTGCTCTACCTTCAAGTAAAGCATCAGGTAATGCACCATCAAGTGCCGTGAAAAGTTCTTCTGCACTTACTTTTGCATTACGCATTGTACTAGGTAATTTAATACCCCTATAAACTAACATGTCAAAAGCATCACCAGTAAGCTGACCACTAGCTACTACTCTACCAAATATATCAGATAGTTCTTGAAAACTACTTTTGCCAACTGCAACACCCTTTGATAATGTTTCTACATAACCAACTAATTTGTCAGTTTCTACCCCATAAAGTTTTAATGTAGAGGCAGCATCAAATAAATCTTGCCTTTGAAAAAGTACACCCATATCTGATTGTGCATATTTTACTAAACCCGATAGAACACTAGTAACTTTGCTGGCATCTTTCTCATATGCTTTTAAAGCGAATGAAGCGTTTTCAACAGCTACAACTTGGTCCCAACTGGCTTTTGCCATACCAAGTAAACCAAATGAACCTGCACCTATTGCAGCACCTGTAGCAATAACTAAACCTCCTATAGAATTAGCCATAGAATTAAGAGAATTAGCTACTCCTGCAGCAGAGTCTTTAAATGAACCAGATATTCTTTGGCCAGCCGCACCCATTTCATCAGCTGTTCTTTTTGCAGTGTCTTTTGCACTAGCCATACCAGATACAAAACGTTGTGAATCAACATCTAATACCCATGTAACTGTTCCGCCGACTGTTCCGGCCATTATTTGCTCGCCATTTCTTTATAATAACTTAATAATTTTTTAACCGATTGACCTTTTTTAGAGTGTGGTGCCGCCGCAATATTAGTTAAACTATACATACGAGCAGCTTCTATCTTATTGGCTACTTTATATAGCAGATACAGGTCGCGAGCTGGCATATCTTGTACATAAGATAATGTGTAGCCGTAGTGGTAACAAATAGTTGCATACAACTCACGTTTTTTTATCTTAGGTACGTCTGCCTTGGCGACCTGTATTACTGCCATTTATTCTGTAGCTCCAAACTCGGTTTTGAACATTGTTTGAAAGTTTTGCATGACTTTTATATTTTGTTTTTCAAGAAGTTCTTTTATAGGTGGTGCATCAGCCGTTGTTGGTGATACAAAACTATACATAAAATTTTCAATTTCTTTTTCTTCTTTTGTTACGTCTTTACCGTCCGCTTTTCTTTTTTCAAACGCCTTAGTTTTAGTTTGTAGTTCTTCTATTTCGGATACAAGTGGGTATCTCATAGAGTACTCCATACCTTTAATAGAAAAATTAAAACTATCGTTTACGTTGTCTGATAGATTGTAGCTCATATGCTATCTCCCTTGGTTTAAATATTTTGTTTAGCTAACTACTGCAATAGTACCGTACTTAAAGAATTGTATGTTGCCTTCACCTTGTGCAGGTTCGCCAATAAATTGTACAACTACTTTACGTAACTTGTCATCAAATTCAATTGAATCTAATTTAGTACGAGAGTTTACTAATCTAAATACATGACCAGGGTTTGCACAACTTACTATATCTAAGTCATTGTAAACTGGGTTTGTACCACACTGCGCTGCTTTAATATCTATAGCACCGTTTGCTTCAGATACTCTTTCACCAGTGCTTAATGTCCCGCCATTTGCTACATGATATTGTGGTAATACAACTGCCAAAGCAGGTACATCACTTGCAAGTAGTGTTAGCGATACAGAAGATTTAATAGGACCGTCAACTTGAAAAGTTTGGTGTTGAACAGTGCTATAGTCTTCAGAATCTTGTTCATAGTCAACACTTATCTCCTCAATATTGAGTAGAGTATTGCCGCCCCATGTTATGTTAAATGGACCTCTAACTAATGCCATTATTCGCACTCCTTATAGTTTGTTAAATTAACTTGTAACATACCTATCTTTCTATCCTCTGAGTCTAAATCATTGTCTATAGGATACGAAGTTACCTCTATTTTTATTATATCAAAGCCATTTAGTTGAACACAGCCGTTACAACTGATAGTTTCTTCTAGTGTACTGAGCTTATCATATACATTTTTGTAGTCTCTATCACGGTAATATATCTCTATACTAGTTGTTTTTAATGACTCGCCTGTACTATTCATACTTAATGGTGAACCACCCGACTCTATAATCCAATAAATAGCGTCTGATACTATGTTTGAGCTAGGTGCATTACCGATAAATAATGTTTGCCCTAACGTTGCTATACCTAAACCTTGTAAATAATTTGCAAAAGACTCTATTATGTTCATGCCACACCTGCTTTCTTAAAGTACACTGAGTAGTTATCTGCAACCTTTTTAACAGATTTTTCTGCGTAATGTGGGCCAGTGCCTGGTGTTGTATAATTAGTATATTGATTAACTTCTTGGTAAATAGCATAGTTTTTACCCCATACTATTGTACCTTTATGCCCTAAAACGTTTTTTACTATGTTACGTCTTAAATCTCCAAGTCTTTTAGGGGTTACTGGGTTAGCAGTCTTATCAATATCATCTAACATAAACCTAATAGCTAAATTGATGCCTTTGCTAGCATCAGTAGTTATCTTAGCCGTGTTATCTGTATATTTAACTGACATAACTAATACCTACAGTTTTCTTAAGAGACAATTTGATATGGTCTACCTGATTTTCTAAAAGCTTATCCATACCAATTGACACATTTGTTATTTTATACCAACTATCACCGTCACTACTGCCAAATCTATTACTTATTACTAGATATTCTTCTAGTCTATCTGAGTTAGCCAAAACAAAACTATTTTCATGGTCTATATACAAAGACGCATCTGTAATAATCTCATCACGATTAGCAGAATGGCTAGCTCCTGTTCTAGTAATAAAAATACAGGCTACAGTTTCAATTGAACTAATCTTTTGAGCACCATACATATCAACTACTGGTTTTACTAACCGTATGCTGTCAGTATATGTAAGTTCTACACTCATATTACCGTTCTTGTAATTGAACCTTTAGGACCTGCATATTTTTTAAGAATAGCTATGTTGTAATCTTCTGCCTGTGGTGCTTTAATCTCACCTAATGAATAAGAGTGTGAGTCTATACTTTCAGATTTTACATTATGCTTTTTATCTGAGTAATATGTAATCATATCTGCCCAAACATAAAGCAAGTCTGCTGGTATATCTTCTTCCCATAACCAATCACCGTCAACTGCTAATTGTACTTTCTCATAATCTGAATCACATAAAGTGCTTCTAATTAGCTCTACATTGTTTATATAACTTGTAAAACCGTCATTATTAAATTGTACATTTACAGTGTCTGGCTCAAATGTCGTGAGAGTCACTCCTGCACCCTCTGAGCCATTTCTAACCCAAACTAACTTAACATTATATACATTAGTTGCTGGGTCAATATGGAGGTACTTGTCGCTCTTATTATAGCCGTAAAGTCTATATGCACCATTTACAAAATCAGCGGCTGTTAAACCACTTGTAGCAAAATTAGGGCAAACACAACTCTCGTTAGATTGCCCTAGTTCATCATATTTGTTTTCCATTACCTTATCAGCGTTAAGAGTGAACCCTAATAACACTTCCAACATTGCCTGTGTTCTAGCTATATTAGCCGTCACGAAAGCTTCGTTACTTGCGGCAACATCTAATCCAGTCAAAATCTTATATGTATCAAGGTTCACGTCTTGTTCCTATCTAATACTTAAATTAATATTAGCTTACGCCTGGGCTTAACAATGCAGATACTTGGTCAACATCTTTGATAGCACCACCTCTAAAGAATGAACCACGTAATACTAATTCATTACGTTGGTAAGCACTCTTAACGGTACCACCATCTTCGTAGGCAGCATCAGTTGATAGGTCATATTGTAGACCACCACTTGTACGTCCAGTAAAGTTGTTAAGGTTTGCATAGAATACAGCATGGTTAACTGTAACAGTTGCACCGTCAACGCTGAAGCTCTTTGTTCCAGCAGAGTTAAGTGTAGGTAGTAGGTCATCAGGTACTACAATAAATGGTCGTCCAAAGATTGTTGGTACGTCACCAGTTATAAATATAGAACCTAGTGGGCCAGATACACCATTTGCAACAGCTTGCTTCATAATCTCAGCATAAGTACTAGTGTTAAATACATAAGTACCGTTAGGAGTTGTTGTAGCAATCTTTGCCCATGTGTCTACCCAAGAAGTTAATCCGCCTATAGCAGGGTTAACATCGTAAGTTACAGATTTACCATTTGACTCAACAGCTTGTTCTAAACGAGCAACAACTAATTGAGCACGTTTGCGGTCATAATCATTTCTATAACCTTGTGCAACATCACCTAGCAAGTCAGCAGCTAAGAATCTAGTAGCAGCGTTACATACTGGGGTCACAGCAGCAAGCTCTTCTAAATCACTAGTCTGGATTGTAGCTGTGTACTCAGAAAGTGGTTTAAGGTTGCCATTAGCACCGTCATCACAAAACTCAACGTTCTGCATATTGATGTCGCCGCTTCTTTTCAACCATGCAAATTGTGTAGAAAGAGTTTCTTTCCAGTCAGTTGCACTTACTAAAGCACCATAGTCGTTACGAGCACCTTCAATTTGAGACAATAATTCACGGCTTATAACAAAGTTACCAAAGTCAGATATAGTCATGCTGTTAGCAACAACACCATCTTTCTTAAGGTTTTCTAAGTTAAGTTCGTTAATTTTGTTAAGCTCAGAAGCCGCTTCTGAACGACCGTTCTTTTTCCATTCCCATGCAGCATTAATCTGCTTTGCATGTAGGTCACGCCAGTCCATAGCATTAAACTCACTCTTGCCTTTAATACCGTTAGCTTGTTTTTCAAACTTTGGTTCTTTTGCAGCCTTATCAAAAGCATTTTGTTCAATTGCTTCTATTTTAGCTTGCATAGGTGCAAGAGCTTCTTTTAATAATGCAGATAGGTCTTGTTGTGGGGCAACAGCACTTTTAAAACTGTTTTCTACAGCTTCAACTTGCTCTTCTGCAACATCAACAGAACCATTTGGCTCTACTACAACTTCTACCTCTTCCTCTGCAGCATTGGTATATTTTACCGCTACGGCAAAGTCACGAGTATTTTTTACAGTGACATATTTCATATCTGTGATATTCTCCTCTTTAATTTGTTCTTTACTGTTAAATACGTTCTCAAGCTCCGTTACATCTAACCCATCTTCTTTTGCTTCTTTTAATGAGTTAGTTACAACTTGTTGTATTCTTGCATTTGGGTTGTTACCAGTTACTACTGCACTTAATCCAATAAGTGATGAGTTACGATAAACACCCTCACTATCTGGTTGTGGCCCAATTGTTTCCGTACTAAAGTCAGTTAAATAACCGCCTTTTAACAAGTTATAAGCAAGCCTAGCTAGAGGGTTTTCTTTAACTGCAAAAACAATCTTTTCTATTGTTACCTTATTGCCGTCTTTTTTAACACCATCTACTTTACCAATAACTGACTCTAATTTGTCTACATGGTCTGCTGTAAGCGTTCCACTAAACTCATTAATAGCAAGTGTATCAATATCGTATTTAGTGCCATTACGTTGCACAGAATCATCTGTAATAGTTAAACCACCGTCAAAGACGATTGTGCCATTATCTTCAGCTTCATATGCGTTGTTGGCAATATTGAGTTTTACATGATTTTTATTCATCATTACCTCTACAGTTAATATTCCGTTGCTCTTATTACTATATATCGGTTTAATATAACTCTTATAATAAACGGCAATCTATTATAATTATATCAAACTGACTTTTGTAATTACTCTACAAC